GTATATCATTTTGTTTCTAAAACAAGTAGAGTGTTGAGGTCTGAAGAAAGTAAATTAAGTGAACACAGAAACATACGTAACTTTATACGTAAATGGGGTATCACAATACCGACATTCAACGAACTGTATTATTGGGAAGATGAAATTTTTAATTACCCAACGTTTAATATGGGTATCGAATTGAGGAGTGACAAACACCTATATAAGTTGGAACCTTATTTTGATAAATTGTATTTAGGTGGTACCGCACCCACCGAATATATTGCGAATGAACAACCTAATACTAATTACGATTTAAGATCTAAATTTTTATTATGTGATGTTGTAGACGTGATGATTATTGAGACCGAATTAATGAACGAGGAAGATCTTCATATAATAAACAAAATCCGATTATCAATTCCACACTACGATGTAGGAGAATATCAAATCGGAAATTTGAAAATCATAATTAAAAAGAAGGTTTAAACTACCCCACTAAATTAAATAAGATATTGTATTGGTCTTTTGTTTTACCTGCATCTTTAAGGTCGTCCTTAGTGATTACTGGGTGATCCAATTCTATCTCTTTAGTAAGTAACTTATTATATTCATTTAAGAATTCTACATACTTAGGATTTTTAACCGTTTCAGTTTTCTTCCCTTTCTTTTTTTCTATTGTTGGTGTTATTTGTACACCACCTTCTTCTGTTTTCTCACCAAACTTTTCAATTAGTTCGTTTCTTAGTTCATCAACTTTACCTCTTTCATCTTTTAATTTCTGAGAGAGTTCTCTAAGTTCATACTTCAATAAGATTGATAGTGGTTGTGCTGCAAAACCTTCATAGATTACTTCACCGTTTTGAGGATTAGTATACCCATTTATTTCTGCGTCCAATTGTAGGATTTGATCGATTGTTAACTTTGTTGACATAATGTTATTTTTTAGAAATATAGTTTATTTAATTGTAAAAGTCAAGTCTAAAGAACTATAGACTATCATAATTATTACCCAAACCGAAATGGATAATAAATATTTTTTAATTGGAGTACCAAAATACTGTTGTCCAATATATATACATTTGTGTGTTGGAGATAAAAGGTAACCTGAATAACACATGGTAAATAAGAATAGAAAATATTGTATTCCCATAATGGAGGTCACTAATGAAACTATCCCTGCGTACTTCCCCGATGACCCTAATAGAAAAGAACCGATAAAACATAACGTACCAACTAAGAGTATATTATGGTCGGATGTAACCCCTCCTAAATTAGTCTTTATTTCATTACCATATAATGAAATAAGATTAGAAACAATAATCACAATACCCACACTTAAAACTAATCTCCATCTAACGTGTTTTAATAATTTACCCCACGAATTGGAGTAACTTACTAAGTAAAGGGTGAATCCACAAAATAAAGGTAAATAACGATCCGTTAGACCCGCCAATACTAATGTTAGTATGAAGGGTAGGAATATTGAATATATGTTCTTATAATTGACCTGATGATGTTTTGGTATTTCAATGTTTCCGTCTTGGAATTTGTAAATGTATACACCTATTACAAGTATAGATATTATAAGTAATGGATACACCATACCCATTAATTCACCATACGTAACACCTAAAATGGCCATAGGTATTATGACTGTTTTTTCTAATGGTGACCATATGTAATAATGGTGTGTTGATAGATAGTCAATTATTCCGTAATTTTCTCTCCCTTGTTTATCTTTGGGTGCAACGGTGTCGAGTATACCCGCTGAAACCGCAACCCTACCAGGTATGGGTAATACCCCACCAAATAAAGATATTAAAAATAAGACGACCTTCTTGGATTTAACTGTTTTTAGTATTAAACTAAATACATCTACCAAATACCCTTTCTCTTTTAAAATACCCGTTATAACCATTATAAATGAAAGGTATATAAGGAAATGTTGGTTATTTAATATTACATCTATCATAAATTCATTTTTAAATTGAACAACACAGACCTCTTAGGTAAGTCTGTTGATGATCCGGTTATTCTACTTTCATTATTTAGAATATTATAAACGGATACTCCCAAATTAATAGGATTATTTTTATGTTTAAATAACGTATGGTCATAACCTACAGAGATTATGTTCACTCCCTTGTTGTGGGCATACTGTCTAACATCATTCAAATCGTTTTCAGATAGTTCATCGTCTTTAATTTGAAATGACCAATCTACCCACAAATTATCCTTACTTATTTTAACGTAGGTTCTAAATGGAGAAACTTTGTTGATTGGTTCATCTGTCGATGTTTTACCATAAACATATTCTAACCTAGACTTAAGACTAATACCCTTATTAAGTAGGTTATCTTTATTAAACCCCACATTTGATGACCATACTTTTATTTTACCTTGATTTACTGTTTGGATGGTATCTGAATTAATGAATATGGTACTTATTGCATCATTCAATAATCTATAATTAAAGTCCACATAGAAACCCCTATTCTTATATCCAACCCTATATGAGTCTGAGTTTTCCTGTTTAAGATCAGGATTAGGTAGTTGCTCGGCCTTACCCGTTGTAATAGATTGTTTTACCATAAGGTAGCTAGGTGCATTTAAAGACCTTACATAACTTCCAAAGAAACCCTTCTTACCTATAATCAAGGAACTTTCGAATCCACTGAATGGTTCAATATCTGTAATCTTTACTGTCTTGTATCCACCACTTACAAACACATTAAACCCTTTAAGTTTTATATCCCACCTAAGTCCTTGTTTGAATGTTTTGTAAAGGTCATTAGGGACATAATCAACACCTTCAGTTTGGTAATCAATATGTTCAATTACATTAGATGTATATAGTTCAAGATTATCACTAACCATATATTCACCATTTATAGTGAACGAATTTAATCTACTTTTTATTCTTGTTGTTTTGTTGAGTATATTTTCTGAGAAGTTTTGATATGCAAAGTTTACTTTTAGATCCTTATAATCGTACTTATGATTAAGTAAAATATATCTCTGTAATTCCCACGTATAGATTTTAGGATCTTGGAAACCATTTATTCTTTCACCACCATTCCATTTATCGGTTCTCTCTAAATCGTTGGATTGGGTGAAGAGAAAAGTAGTTTTATTTTTATTAGACCATTGATACTCAGTGATTAATGAATTCTGATTATAAGAACTGTGTGGTATCTCACCACCCACAGACCTTACATTATCGTTTATAATGCTATTAACCGCAATACCAAACTTACCTTCTTTGTAAGAAATATAATTAGTTGTTCCATTTACACCACCATCATAAGATAGTTTTATTGATGATGAGTCGATACCTAACTCTCTATTAATTGTACCACCTATATTACCTCCATCACTAATCCTTATTCTCTTAGTGAAATTCATAGGTACCCACCCAAAGTATTGATTAGGTCCCGTTCTGAATAATGCACTATTAAACCTTATATCGTTTATGACTTGATCGACTTGGTTACCTGTGAATCCACCTAAGAAAGGACTTAGTTGACCCGGACTTGTCTGTTGTAATTGTATTGACCTTTCATATATCTTAGGTTCGATATATACTTGTCTAACTTGGTAGTTAGTTCCTGCAACCACGACAACCTCATCTAAAGTCTTTACTTTTAGTGTATCTACTTTGGTTTGAGAGTATCCTACATTACAAAATAGTAGTGTGATTACTATGTAAAAAATAAACTTTCTCATAGATTTTAATTTAGATAAAATATAAATAAAAGTCAACTATTTTTCTATAAGAAATATACCAATTCCGTTCCAAAAATCTTCCATATCTTCACCCTTTGTAAAGATTTCTTTTTGATGTGATACAAACAATTTTTCCTCGTCTATGATTCTATAAAGTGCGCCACTATCCCAATTCCAATCGTCCATTATCAGTATTGTCTTGTCTGAGAATTGAGGGATTAATTTTTTAAGTGTAACATACTGATCGTGAAACTTAGTGTCCCCATCATAAAAAACAATATCTAATTTAGGTAGTTGGGAATAATCAAAGGTTGTATAATCTGTTTTGTATATATCCAACCTATCGGGATCCCCAAACCGCTTAACATTATCTATGAAGTTTTCCTGTGGTGTTACATCTAACCCTTGTTTTAAGTACGATGCCAATTTTTGACTAACACCCATCGGCATTAAGTTAGGTGATGCGAAGTTATCAATACCTATAGCGTGTAGTTTATCATTATTATAAATGGCGGAACAGAACGTTGCACCTCTAAAAACACCAACCTCTAAATACGTCCCCTCTATTGAACATATGTTGTTGAGTAACGATCTTACTTTGTTACTTGTAATTCCGTGAATATTCAATACATCTTGGTTAAGTTTAGATACTTCTCTTTCACCCCACCTAATTGAGTCGTCTATGTGTTTAATTAGATCCATTAAGTTTTCTTTTTTTGTGTTCCGACACTATATCACAGTAGTTACAATCCCAACACTGAAATTTACATTTCTTAATTTTCTTTCTCCACCCTCTCAACTCTTCGTATGGTACACCATCTAAATATGTTTTAGAGGATGACGACAATACCTCTTTACCTTTGGAATATGACTCAATAATTTCCATGGTTTCGTTAAGTCTATCAAAACTATCTCTACCATGCATTTTAAAAACGTCAACATGGTTCAGGTATTCATTGAACTCCTCTTTGAATGGAGGAATTGTTGCGGTTTTAAAAAAGAATGCATCAACCTCGTCTTCCCATTTGTGTTCACAAGTTACTTTAGATATTTCATGGTGAAAGTATGGTAATTCGTTTGGTTTTCTTAAGTTATTGTATGAGTAGTGTTCATCCATAACGGGACACCTACCTAAACAACCTTCATTAGTTAGTAATGCAATTTCAATATACCTACCGTGTTTCTGTTGAAACATCAGTTGTGCCCTTCTAATATTTTTCAATTCTTCCACATCCCTCATTAGTATTCTGTCCACATTAATATAATCAAAACCTTGTTCGGCGGAATACCAAAAATCTTGTGCGGTATTAACCTTCCTAAGTATAGTATTTTTAATATGCATCTCAGGAAAATGATCCTTTAGACCCATAGCAACCCAATGACCATGAGGAATTGTCATAGACCTTAACCCTTTCTCATAAAGAGGTTTTAAATTATCAATAAAGAGTTTATAGTTTTCATGTTTTGGTGATACGTTGAAGTTATTAAAGGTCGCACTTACTTTTATTCCCAACGATTCTTGTATCATCATTGCGTTTTCAAAAACAGAGTTTCTATCATTATCATCTATGATTGACCCCATTGCGTCTTGAGTAAATGGGGGTATCCTACACGTGAAATATATATCATAAATCCAATCCTTATGTTCCTTTAAAAAAGGATAGAACACATGTGTGAACGCTTGTTCACTTAACATTGGATTTAACGGTATTGAAAAAATCTTACTCATTCTCTAAACATCCCCCACATATTCCATTACATTCAGTCTTGTAAAAAACACAATCTAAACAGTCTTGTGGTATTTTATAATTTTTATGATTATCTCTATAAAGGTCATCGAACTCATCTCTTAGAGTTAATATATTATTTTCTCCTGAAATTTTCAATACATTATCTATCTTAACTTTATCTTGTAAAGGATAACAATGAATAGATGAACCATCAGGAAAAATATCTAATGGCATAAACCCACATATCTTATCGTACCCTTTTACTTTAAAAGTAGCGAAGTCGAATGAGTTTTGTATAATTGATTCTTTTGTTTTACCCTCCCATAAACATGGTGGTACTTGACAATCAGATGTAACCCTTATATTGTTGTACATCCCAAATTTAAGTATCTTGGTAACCTCCTTACCCATCTCCTTATTATTAATTAGATAGGTACCGGTTAGATCTAAACCTAACCTTATTGCATTTAGTTTACCATCTAACGCATGGTACAACCACTTTATGTAATCATACATTTTTCTTTCTTCCCAATCTGACGATAGTGTTAGTGCAATGAATAATCTTGGATTTTCTTCAAAACCCCACGTATTGGCATACGCCGTGTAGAGTGATAGATAATTCTTTTTAAATAGATTTAATCTATTCTTTTCATCTAACTCCGCACCATTAGGTAGGACCCATTGAATATGTCTTATATTAGTGGTTATGTAATCTAATGTTCTCTTACCAAATAATAAGTTACTTACAAGATTAACTTTATAACCTCTAGAGATTATATAATCCATTAGTCCAATAAAGTTTGAATGTTGTGTCGGTTCACCACCTAAAATGGTAACCTCTTCTCTAGAACCTTTTACGTCAAAGTGGTCAAGTAGTTCACCAACCTTTTCTATTGACATTTCACCAAGAGTGTGTTTTAGTCTTGCATCTTCTTTTGTAAAACAGAACGAACAACCTTTAGCACATGTACCATTTATTGCTAAATTCATTTAGTTATTTTTAGAAATCTATCTTCAGTGTCAGTGGGGTTGTCTCAATTTCCTCATCAATCTTTTGTTGTCTACTCATACCTACACCAAATTTCTCATGTCTTACTCTGTGACAATCCGCTATAGTGTTACAATTTTTAACTTTTGTTTCTAAAAGTTGTTGTTCAAGAAGTAGTGTTGCTAATTTTGTGTTATATGTCGTAACATTAGATATAATCTTATCCACCAATACCTGTTTGTCGATACCCCTACCACTTGAAAGTATGTCTATCACAGGTGTCGAGTAGTTACTGTTCTCTTGATATGCGAACGCCTCTCTCTTCTGTTCCTCCCACGTATCTTTCTCTAAATCAGATGCATCAACCATAAGATCTTTATACCTCGTAAAGAATCTATCTGCAATAACCTTTAGAAGAACCGCCTTATTAAAATCAACACCCAATTGTTTGTCCTCATCTGTAAGTGTGTATTTAACTTTTTCTTCTTCAGTTTCTGAAGACTCAGCTAAAACAGGTACCTCATCCATCATTGATGAATTTGTTCTTATACTTACATAACTTTTATATATGTCCGCAAAAATAAAACCTTTTCCAACGTCCTCAGTTATGACAGACGCATTAAACTTATCCAAATCTAATCTCATGTCATCATATATATCTTCAATACGACCGTAGTAATAATTCATGTAGGATCCAACAACTCTGATGTATCCAGGTATTTCACCAGTTATTTTAAAAATAATATGTCTCATTATAAAAGTTTTTCAGTATCAGGTTTATCTGCCTTACCCAACTTAAGTTGATTTCTCAACGATTCTTCGATTGAGAAACTATTTGTGGTCGCGTTAGACATTAGTTGATTAATGTTCTTATCTATAAATACTGTGTAAGAGGAAGCAAGTGATAAAACTTGTTTCTGTTGTTCGGCCGACATCATTAAAATAGAGTCTAAATTACCTGTACCCACTCTACCATACGATATCATATCTAACATGGCTTGTTTTGCCATTCTGACTGTCCAATACTCATGTTCAAATTTATCTTCTAAATCTTTATTACCAATGACATCTATTAAGTTAGATCCGTCAGGTAGTTTGGCGTCATCGGTATCTAAGAAATCTTTTATTAGATCAACAAACCCTTGTCTCTCGATATATGCGTCCTTTAGGTTTCTTTTAAACTTTCTAAGATCAATCCTCATATCGGCAATATTAAGATCAACCAATTGTTTTCTTTTCGGATCAGTAAGAAATTCTTTACTCTCCTCTTGTATCTGTATTTCTAAATCTTGTTTTTGTACAGTGTACTCTAAATGTTCCACCGCATCTTCACGACCTCTAAGTTCGAGTAACCACTGTTTTAGTTTTGCATATGGGGTTATTTGTGCTCCCCCAACAAAAGTTTCTGCCTTATATCTTGGTAGTGCGAACGACACCTGTTCCGCTATTTCTATGAGTTTAGAGTTTGCACCATCTCTTTCGTATTTAAAGTCTTGCATATAATAAAATTTTACTATAATATAAGTATAAAAAAGTATTAAATAAAGTGTAAAATGGTATTATTCTCTCCAACCACAATGACCTGAAGATGTACCCGCATTCACTGCTGGTGGGAGACCCGCCGGATTTAAAACACCTGTGTCTGTTTGATAATACATCTTCCAACTATCGTTATTTTGAAGACTACTACCATAACAACCTAACATGTATTGCCAATCCTGTCCCATTGCGAAATTCTCTTCACCACAATTAGATCTTAACTTAGAAACATTACCAATATTGGTATCTGTAGATGTATCCCATCTTCTCAAATTGTAACCACCTTGGTAAGATCCCTCATTACCGGCATAACCCTTACCAACTTTAGACGCAATACCTTTTTGTTGTCCGTGTGCTGACCATGAACTTGATGAACTTGATATAGTCTCCGTAGAGAATTCCATTTTTATACTACTTGTACTCCATCCATATCCATGGGTTTCATTACAAAAAGAACTCGCTCCACCACTACTACTTATCGAGGTTACCCCGTAGTTTGTTATTGTCGTTTCATTACTTAAATTAAATTTATCTACCTCAGTTCTGTTACCCGCAAAAATCCAAGCAAACTCATGTTCTTTCCACATGGTTCCACAATCGGACCTACTATATTGTAAGTCGTGGTTAGATTGGTGTGCATAATTAGTATCGGTCATCATGTTAACCGCCGAAGTTGTGTTACTATGTAGGGTTGTTGGTCCTTTGTGTGCACTATCGGTGTTTACGGACCACATATAAAATATAGATTTACTACACGCACCTGAAGTATAGTTTGCAGGGTAATCTAATAACTCACCAATGTGAGTTGTCTGATCGGTTGCGTTGGTTGCCTTGTGTACATTCTTCCAAGGTGAACTTGATTTGTATCCACCAGCCATATACGAATAATTAATTATTTGTCTGTACTTAAAGTTAGTTCCTTCATTCTGTTGTGCCGATATTCGTTCCCAACCATTTTCTATATTTGAAACACCAGTATAAACCATAAGGTAACTTGTGTGTTCGGATGATTCTTCTAAGAATAGAGAACCAGATAATGGGTTCGACGGTCTCTGTGACTTAACACCTTTTGGTGGTCTTGCAGTGACTCTGTCCACTTTAAGTGAACCACTAACGGACATATTTTCGTATATCATATTCTTTTTATTTTATTCTCTCCAACCACAATGTCCAGAGGAAGTCCCCGGGTTTACCGCGGGATTTAAACCTGTAACACTTGTAGTTCCTGTGTCTGTTGCGTACGTGAATTTCCACGAATTATTATTTTGTAAACCATTATAATTACCTAACATATACTGCCAATCCTGACCCATAGTAAAGTTTTCTTCACCACAATTTCCGTCAGGTTTCACGACGTTACCAATATTTGTGTCTGTTTGATTACTCCATCTTCTCAAGTTGTAACCTCCACTATATGAACCTTCATTACCGGCATAACCTTTACCAACTTTAGAACTAATCCCTTTCTGTTGTGAGTGATTACCCCAACGATCCGAGGTTGCAAATGTTTCAGTTGCGAAGTTTAGTTTAACACCAGCACTTGAAGTCCAACCATAACCATGAAGTTCATCTGAAAATGCGGAACCACCGTCACTACCGTTTATTGTTGTTAATGTATATGCGGTATGTAAAGATTCCGTGGTTAAGTTAAATAACTCCACGGTTGCTGAACCACCACTAAAAAGGTATGCCATATCAGTTTCTTTATGCATAGTACCTAAATCACTTCTTGATATAGTTGTATCCATCGCCGCAGTATGTGCATAGTTGGTGTCAGTTATCATATTTACCGCTGATGTGGTTGTACCATGTACATTACTCGCACTCTTCCATGCACCATCATTATTAACAGACCATACGTAGAAAATAGTTCTACTACATGCTCCTGAGGTATATGATGCAGGATAATCCAATAACTCACCTAAGTGAGTTGTCTGATCTGTTGAATTAACCGTTTTGTGTACGTTCTTCCAAGGTGAACTTGATTTGTAACCACCGGCTAGATATGAATAATTTATTATCTGATTGTACTTGAAACTCGTTTTACCAAAATTACTTTGATTTGAAATTCTTTCCCATCCACCATCGTTTCCGTTACCTGTATAAACCATCAAGAAACTATTATCAAAACTACCTGAGGTTGTCATTTCCAAATATAGGGACCCGTTTTCTGGTGAAGATGGTCTACTCGCCTTCAAACCTGAAGGAGGTCTTGTAGGTCCTTGTCCTCTTAATGATCCACTAATTTCTAAATTTTCAAATATCATATCTATAAATAGTTAATTTCTCCAACCACAATGTCCTGATGATGCACCTGCGTTAACACCTGGTGCTAACCCTGCAGGATTTACCGTACCCGTATCTGTCGTATATGAGAATTTCCAACTTGTATTTGTTTGACCTGTACCATCGTATGTTGCTAACATGTATTGATGGTCTTGTCCTAATGTGAAATTCTCTTCTCCACAATTTGCATGTGGTTTAGGGACATTACCAATATTAGTTTCAGTGAAAACGTCCCACCTTCTTAAATTGTAACCTCCATTATATGTACCTTCATTTCCACAATAACCTTTACCAACTTTAGAACTTATCCCTTTCTGTTGCCCACTAGATGCCCATGAGGATGCCCTTGTCTCGAACACATCAGTAGCAAAGTGACATTTGTTTCCACTTTCAGAACCATACCCATAACCATAGTTTTCATCAGAAAACCCTGAAGAACCTAATGTACTCGTAATGGATAATGTTGTTGTAACATAAGGTGACCCACCTGGATAATAAGTGGTATACATTGTCTCATTAGTTAAATTAAATTTTTCTACAGTAGCTACCGATCCACCAAAAACATATGCAAATTCGGTTTCCTTAAACAAAGTTCCACAATCATCCCTTGCATTTAATAAATCCCACTTAGATTGGTGTGCGTATGTTGTTTCATTCACCATATCAATACCAGATGTGTGAGTTGAATGTATTGTGGTAGCCCCTTTATGACCACCATCTGTATTTGTTGACCATAAGAATAGTTTAGTCTTACTACATACTCCTGAGGTATAATTTGCGGGGTAATCTAATAACTCACCTAAGTGAGATGTTTGGTCAGTTGCGTTAATTGTTTTATGTACATTCTTCCAAGGTGAACCTGACTTATATCCACCTGCCAAATATGAATAGTTTATTATTTGTCTGTATTTGAATCCTGTTCTGTCAGTATCTTGTGAACCCACGGGTTCCCAACCATCATCATAATTAGATGAACCAGTGTATGTAACAACGAAACTACCACTTGTAGATTCTTCTAAGTACATAGAACCTGTCTCAGGTGAAGTGGGTCTTTCCCCTCTACTACCTCTTGGTATGATAAATTGTCCACTCACGTCAAGTGAACCACTAACTATTACGTTTTCTCTAATCATTTAACTCTTTTTTATCCTGTTACGACTACTCTTCCTGATCTACTTGTTTCAAATTTAACCACAACCACCCCATTTAAAGAATTTATCGCCGAAGGGAAAAATAAATCACCATTACTATCATATACCTGTACAATCACGTTGTCGGTTCCTAAACCATGGGTAAAAGTAACGGTACCCACATTACTGAATGTGGAAACATTAACCGCCGGTATCTTTTTCCAAGATTGCCAAGTATTATTATTTTTACCTCTAACCGCAATTCGTCCACTTCTATAGTCACCCGCAATTTGATGTTGCCATGATGAACTATACACTTGTGAGTAAAGAGCTCCGTCACTTGCGTTACCTGAGAAGTTTGTCACACCACCTGTGTAGTATGTGATACCCGCACTATTTAAGGAGTCCGCATTAATCCCTGCAGTTGAATTTGTGTTTCTAAATGCAATACCATCAATCTTATCTGCCGATCCTGCTGTTGTTGCATAATCTACAGATTGGGATCCAATATTACCTGAGTGTATAAATTCTCTCCAACCCTCTAATGAACCATTTTCCATTCTTTGGAACCATACTTGGTCATCATGGAAATCAAACGCCATTTGTACGTAATAACCATTACTGTTTGCGTGGTTCATGATCATTTGATAATGCCAATCACTATTCGGGTTTTGTGGTGCCGCACCATTCATACCTGTACCTCCATTACCACTCTGATCCATCCATTGAAGTTGAGCTGCTCCGAATGTAATTGTTGAGTTCTCAGTAATTCTATTGTGGTCGTGAGATGAATATGCATATCTACCGTCTAAATCGACTGTCTGATTAGTTGCCCCATTCACACTCGCCGTAAGAACACCATTACCAGTATCGAAACTTAATCCATCAACATAGTAATTATCATTTCCACTATCGGTGACTGTTTCTG